CCAGTAGGCGGAGCGATACAGCCAGTAGATGCAGCCAGCTGGAATCCTAAGACACAATTAACCGGCGGTAATCTACCGACCGCTGCTAGACCGGGATCTGTGTCCGGTGATTTTGGTAACGGCCCTATAGGGTCTGCTCCCGGAGGAGATCTAGGTTTTGGACCTACCTCGGGAGGTAACTATAATTTCGGATTCGAGTCAGATGTGGTTGATCCTGCCACAGGATTGATAACTAGAGATAAATTAACCATCGATCCTAAACAGAGAGCATTCCAGTTTGCTAAAAATACTTCCATACAGAATATCATCAACAATGTCGTGCTGAGTTCGAAATATGCCAAAGATGCTATCGATCCTCAGAAAGCAGATGCCGAAGGTAGACTAAAGTGGTTCCGTGTAGATGTGCAGATACAGCTCTTGGGACTTGATAAAATTAGAAACACCCGAGCGAGAAGATATGTCTTCCGCGTTCTACCTTTCTTGGTGCATAGCAGTGTGTTTAGGAATGCCACAGCAGCGCCTATCGGCTACGAACAATTAAACAAGATAATCGGCAAAGAATATTTCTATCTCTACACTGGATAGAACAACAATCTACTTAAATTTGACATAACTATCAACCAGCTATTCCATCAAGGAAGACCGACTTCAGCGCCACAGCAAAGCGGCACGGTAGTAGACCAGAACACACAGCAAGTAGCGGAAGATGCAGGTAACAAAGCCAAAGTCAGTTCTAAAGGTCAGCCCATCGCAGATAATCTCGGCCAAGGCACAACGATAAAACCAGATCCAGCCGCCAACGAACAGAATTCTAAAGGCGGTTGGGGGGCCACCGGAGTTCCGGAGATAGTAGCCAGAGCATTGAAAAATGCCATCGAAAACAACGGAGAAGTCAACGGAGACCTAGTCATGGCTAAACTAGAAATACTAGGAGATCCCTATTGGATCTCCGACAACGGCATGGGAAATTATATAGGTGATTCGTATAATGGTCCAGGCAGCATGCGCACTCTTGATAATTCTATGAACTATCAAGGTACGGATACATACATTCGAGTGATATTTAGAACACCAGTAGAACCTAACCTAGGTTTGACAGGCCGAGGCGGTCTCTACAATTTTCCCGAAGGTGAGAAAGAAAATCCGTTCAGTGGAATTTACAAAGTCAATACAGTGATAACCAAAGTATCTGGCGGAGTGGTCACGCAAGAATTACAAACAGTTCGTATGCCTTTACAGCCGGCAGACTTTGTGCAGGCCGTTCCTGCAACACCTGCCAACGCTGGAATGTATGATACCAAAGAAGAAAACAAAACAGGAGAGGGATCTTTCTTATCAGCGTTCGGCGTTGATTTTTTCGATTTTTAAACTATGAGTCAAGAACGCAGATTACCAGCAAATACCAAATCTAACATCGGCACGGGACCTTATCTAGCCAAAGTTATCAGTCACCTAGATCCTAGTTTCATGGGAGGCCTAGAAGTCACACTATTGAGAAATGACGGTAACCGTATCGGCGATGTAGGTCAAACCTATACCGTGAAATACGCCCCACCTTTCTACGGAATCACGGGATTTGAATTCCAAGGTCTGAACAATACCGACATACAAGACACACAAAAAAGCTATGGCATGTGGTTTATCCCACCAGATATAGGTAACACTGTAATGGTGGTTTTCGTCGACGGAGATCCCGGTCAGGGTTTCTGGACCGCATGCATTCCGGGTCGATTCGCTAACCATATGGTTCCTGCCATAGGTGCATCGGACGCGGTGGCGTTTGCACCAGGAGATGATGTAAAGTATAACACAGCATCTGTGCCTGTAGGAGAAGTCAACAGGCGAGCCAACGAATTGTCTGCTAACATGCAGGTGGATAAGATTCCTAAACCTGTGCATCCTATCGCAGATAGATTCTTAGAACAAGGAACGCTGGAAGACGATGTTCGAGGAGCAGCGACTACAACCGCTAGGAGGAATGTGCCTAGCCAAGTGTTTGGAATATCAACACCCGGTCCGTTAGATATCAAAGGCAAGAAATCTTTCATAGGTAAGAGTCAAACGCTGAGTCCTAGTCCTGTGCCCGTGGGAAGACTGGGAGGATCTCAGTTTGTCATGGATGATGGCGATCAACGAAAGCAAAGATCAAAATCTGCTTCAGAAGGAGGTCCGGAATATGTAGATGCGCCCGGGGGAGAAACCAACATTCCCAAAGACGAATATATGAGATTTAGAACAAGGACCGGTCATCAATTGTTGATGCATAATTCCGAAGATCTGATCTATATAGGAAATTCTAGAGGAACCGCATGGATAGAACTGACCAGCGATGGTAAGATCGATATATTTGCCGAAGACAGCATCAGCATACACACCAAACAAGATATCAATATGTATGCTGCTCGAGATTTGAATTTTGAAGCAGGCAGGAATGTCAACATCAAAGCATCTGCAGAATACAGCAAAGCAGCACCAGAAGACGAAAAAGGTAAAATCAAAGACGCCAACGAATTTGAAGCAGGTAGGGTACAGATCGAAAGTGCGTTTAACACCAATGTATTAGTGGGCGCTAATCTCAAGATACAGACATTGCCCTACAAAGATGCAGACGATGCTGATCAAGATGGTTTCTTAGAAATAGCCACATCCGGATACACTAAAATCGATGTGGGAGATTCTAAGAGGGCTAATAACGGACCGTGGTCTTTCGAAGTCTATGCCACAGGAAATGTCAATACCAGCGCAGAAATCAATACAAATATATTTTCTATCTTAAGCAACAGCATCACGGCAGGTGTTAATAATTCTTTTCTATCAGCCACGCACCTAGAAACTGCTGCGCTCATCCACATGAACGGTCCTCCGGCTATTCCCGCCACACCTGCTTTTTTGTTGACAGGTTCACCAGAAGATGCCGAAGAAACTGATCCACCTAGCATCATTAAACCTTTACCAACCTATGATAATCTCGTGGTCAAACCCAGCGAGATTCCTTGGTTAGGAACTAGGTATCAGTTTCCAACACAACTAAAAAGTATCATGCGTAGAATACCTATGCACGAACCCTGGTACAGACATGAAAACATAGATCCCTTATCAGTCAAACCAGGATTTACAGATAGAGAAGGTGATCATCCACCAGCCGAAGAAGGCGGTGAAGGAGAATAATCGTGGCAGTTTCATCATATAGTCAAAGAACAGTCTCAACTCTAAGAGCATCGTCAGCTACGGCCAGTCCGTCATTTACCTACAAAGGATTTAGTTCTAATGAAATTAAAAATAACTTTAAGCTCTATGACATAGATCTAGTCAAGAGAGATCTACTGAATCATTTCTACATCCGTAAAGGAGAAAAACTAGAAAATCCCAATTTTGGCACCATCATCTGGGACATGCTGTTTGAAAATTTCACTCCAGAAGTCAAAGAATTGATCAGCAAAGATGTAGAAACTATCATCAATTTTGATCCTAGAATCGCTGTACAGCAGGTGTCTATAGATTCAACTGATCAAGGTATTAGGATAGAAGCTGAAATAATCTATCTGCCTTTCAACATAAACGAAAGGATGACCTTTGATTTTGATAGAGAAAATAACATTGTAAGTTAACATAGCAGTTTATTTTATTGGGTAAATATGAGATAGGATGGATGACTTATGACCACAACTTCGCGACAGACTAATTTAATACTGAATCAAGACTGGACTAGAATATACCAGACATTCAAAAATGCCGATTTCAAATCTTATGATTTTGAAAATCTTCGCCGAGTGATCATCACTTATCTCAGAGAAAACTACCCAGAAGATTTCAATGATTATATCGAGAGCAGCGAATATATCGCACTCATAGATGCCATAGCTTTTCTAGGTCAGAGCCTGGCTTTCCGTATAGATCTAGCCAGCAGAGAAAATTTCATAGAGCTAGCATCTCGTAGAGAGAGCGTCCTTAGAATAGCTCGTATGTTAAGCTACAATGCTAAGAGAAATATCTGCTCGAAAGGTCTGCTGAAATTTGACACCGTTTCAACCACAGAATCTATTTTAGATAACAACGGTAGAAATCTATCGAGACAGACTATCATCTGGAACGATCCGACCAACAGTAATTGGCAAGAACAGTTTATCACGGTTCTAAATGCGGCGATGACAGACAATACATCCTTTGGTCGAAGCCAGGGCAATGCTGTGATCCAAGGTATCGACACAGAGCAATATAGGATCCGAACAGCATCTAATGACATTCCTATCTTTTCTTTCGATAAAAATGTAGCAGGTCGTGCGATGACTTTTGAATTGGTCAGCACTTCGATGATACAAAGTGAAGAGATTTATGAAGAAGCACCTTTTCCTGGTAGACAGATAGGATTCATCTACAGAAATGACGGTAGAGGTGTTGCCAGCAATAACACTGGATTTTTCATTCTGTTCAAACAAGGTAGCCTAGAGCTAGCGGATTTTACCATAACACTGCCAACGACCAATGAAAAAGTCGCAGTCGGCACAGATAACATCAACAACGATGATGTATGGTTATATCAATTAGATTCTGAAGGAAATCAGATCGAAGAATGGTCTAAAGTTTCTTCTCTAGTGGGTAATAATATCGCCTACAACAGCCTAGAAAAAAATATCAGAAATATCTATGCGGTATCTACGAGAAACAACGATCGTGTGGAACTTATATTCGCCGACGGAGTCTACGGCAATCTACCTCAAGGTCCTTTCAGGGTTTACTATCGTGCCAGCAACGGTCTGTCATATTCTATCCTGCCTAGCGAGATGCGTGGCATCA